ATTTAATAAATCATTTATAGGCACCCGCCTTAATACCGCAGGAGACTTTCTTATGAAGAAAAGATCGACAACCTATGTGGACTACCAATCCTTAGCCTCAGATTTTGAGATTGGGATGAGTGTGTACACGCATAGCGGAGGAGACCCCGCTCGTGCAGGTATTGTTGTCGCTGTGTTTCCCGCAATTGGAATGGTTGATGTTCAGTTTCCACATGGAAGCACCCGCATCCCTGTTGAAGACCTTTCAATTGACCACACCAAAGAAATAAAACCTCTCCCATCCTCACAGATATCCGTACCGGGAGGTGCAGGTACACAACCTGTCTCTTTGGGTATCCAAAGAGTAGCCTCTGCATATATGGATAAAGTGGCACTTTATTGGTGGTCTAAAGACAGAGTGTATCGGAAGTCAAAAGCCGAAGTGGAATCTTGTTGTCCTAAATGCAAGAGACCCCTAAAGCCTTCAGTCTACAAAAGGCGAAATGGAAAGAGTGATAGACTTCTAGTCTGTACATCCTGCGTTTTCGTCATCAAAACCACCGATATTGTAGAGGGGTAATATCATGGCTTTTCTAAGATATGCGAAAGCGAATGTTGTCAGACCCCATCTCAACTTTCAGGGTTGGGATAAAGTTCGAGTGGCGAGCGGCAATCGTAGCACTTTAACGGGTGAACTCATCCAAAGAGCACAAGACATTTTGGGTGAACAATGTACTCCTGATCGGTTTCTCTTAACCCACTCCACTATTGTGTGTTCGGTAGATGCCCTTGCAGTACCTAACACCAAAACAGGTTCAGTCACCGAGTCGGGTGTTAAAATCAATCGCAAGTATCCAAATTGGAGAGTCTCCTCCGAGACGGATAAATTCATCAACAACAATTTGGATTGTTGGTCTAGGGAAGTTCTAAAGAAGTCATACAAGACCTTCATTGGAGCACAGAACTTTTTGGAGCATATTCAGGTTGAAGAACTATCTAAGGGTCGGATTATTGATGCTGTTCTTCGAGATATTGGTGAATCTTTGTATGTGGACATACTAGTTGCCACCGACAGGAAACACACAGACTTGGTGAATCAAATACTCAAAGGCGAAATGAACGCCATGAGTATGGGTTGTTCTGTAGAAGCTACTATCTGCACCAAGTGTGGAAATGTAGCCGCAGATGAAACTGAGTTTTGCCCCCATGTGAAATATGAAAAGGGCAATGTGTTTTATGATGACCTCGGCAATAAACACAGAGTCGCAGAACTCTGTGGGCATGAGGACATGGGCGAGACAGGTGGTGTCACTTTCATCGAGGCTTCGTGGGTAGCCACACCTGCATTCACAGGGGCTGTTACTCGGAATATCCTTGAAGCACCCAAGCCTCATGCCAAAGCTGCCTCTGAAACTATCCTTAATCGTATCCCCGATGCTTGGTTATCCAAAGTGGCAGGTCCTTTTGATGAAGAAGAAGAAGGTGGGGATGAAGCAGCTCCCGCTGAAACTCCCAAGTCTTTACTTCAACAGATTGAGGGAGTTTATGAAACAGCTATCCTTGATCGTTTAAGAACTAAACTCGAAAACGAGATTAAAGAAGAGAAATCAAAAGCTGTCCTTAATCCTCCAATATCGGAATCTACCGTTTCTCAAAACGACACCGTAATCAAAGAGGGTCATGCCCACTTGAAGGCGGAGTATTTTGATGCACTAGAGGCGGGTGTTAAGACTGCCTCAAATATCCAAGAGGCTGTCTTAAATCTGTCTCTCGTCAATAACCACTATGGTGTGAAGATTCCCGCACACATCTACAAGATGGCACAGACACTTGGGTCTAGCTCAAGGTTCAAGAGTGTTGATGCTTATCTAAAACAAGCTGCCCTCTTGTTTGGTAACAACATCTCCGAAACGGATAAAATAAAACTTATCCGTTTTGCGAAGCTCCTCTCTCTCCACCCTAAGGGCAGATAATTCCTGCCCCCCCTCCTGAAAGGACATAACCATGTCTAATTATGGTCGTAGATTAAATCGCAGGGCTACTACTGCCCTTCCTGGTACCGACAACCTTGGTTGGGATAGCTTTGGACATCCTGCTTCTTCCGATCCGGCTGAAGTGGATGCCTATGGTTTTGATTCTGAGTTTGGCGAAGGTGTCCGTAAGGGACCTTACCGCTCAGGTCCCGCTCCCGCTTCGTATGGGTGGACTCCTGACCATCCCGCCACTAAAGATTCCTTGGTGGAGGACTACGCTATGACCGAAGACCTCCGTAAGGAGAACCTCAAGTTGGCAATGGAGCGTAAGGCGGCTAAGTGTATCCGTATTGCCGAGTCTCGCCTTGGCAAGAACGCTTCTCAGGCTGAGATTGAGGAACTTGCCCTTCGTTTCATGGACTTGCCCAACCACACCATCAATAGCCGTGTTGCCTCTCTATCACGCAATGCCGACAATGTGGTGCAGGTCAACACAGGCTATGATCAGGGTCTCGACTTCACCGGCCCCTTCAACGCCGAAGATGAACTCGTAGCCGATGATCTTGAAGCCGATGATCTTGAGGCTGATGATCTTGAGGCTGATGATCTTGAGGCTGATGAAATGATGGGTCACACCCTCCGTGACGAATATGATTTCGACATGGATGGCATGATCTCTAGTGAGGAGTGGGGCGGGTCTTCAAGCGTGTTTGAGGCTATGGATTTCGATATGGACGGGATGCTTGATGCTGATGACATCTCGATGGGAGTTGGAGAGTCGTTCGCGGAAGAGGCAGAGGCTTTCATGGCTAGCCGTACAGCTTCCAAGCGTAGAACCTCCGCTCGTAGAGCTAGTGAGACAACCGCCGCTGATTTACTAGCTGAAGAGTTAGCGATGCTCAAGGCTGCTAATGCTCGCCTTGCCCGTCAGGTTCGTAAGATGGCGGATAACGCCACACAGCAGAACACGGGCTACACGGTCGAAGATTTCTCAAATCAGATCGACACACACCCCGACCAAGAAGAGGTTGCTGGTGAGCCTACCCCTCGCCTTGCAAGCCGTCCTCGTCTGAATCGTCTTGCTAATGCTCTCGCAGAGTACATGGCGGATCAGAATAGCCCCACCGCTTTCTACAGCAAGGGCGAGAAAGCCTCTGCTAAGAAGGCTGATTTCATGGCTGATGAAATGGCTGAACTCATGTCTGAACTTGAGGCTTCTGATGAAGCCATGGGTGAAGATGTCATGGGCTTAGATGTTTCAGAGGCTCAGGCTACAGCTATGGACCCTAAGCTCGCCCGCATCTTCCAAGCCGCTGAGGAAGAAACCGAAGAAGAAGCTGAGGAAGAATCCGAAGAAAAAGCTGAGGAAGAATCCGAAGAATCTGATGATGATGTCAAAATGACGGATGATGAGGAAGAAGAGGAAGAAGAAGAAGAAGCCAAGGAAGAAAAGAAGCCCGAAGCAAAGAAGCCCGAAGCAAAGAAGGCTGCTTATCGTCCCAAGGCTCCCTCTCGCCAAGCCTCCGTCAAGACTCTCGGCAACATCAGCCGTGAGGCTTCCGCTTCTGATGAACTATCCAAGTTGTGGGAAACCGCTCCTGATGTGAGCAAGTTCTTCAGCTAAGAAGTCACTTGGGTGTAATAGTTTGTTTATACCCGCCCGCCTAGTAATAACCGAAACTTGGGGTTGGTTCAATGGTGAACCCTCCTCTAAACACAACACACTACTTCCTTGAAAACAGGGAGTATGAGAACATAGGAAAATAACTATGGCTCTACTTGGACAAGCTAGTGGTGGTTTTACTGAGTCTAGCTCGGCTCTGCGTATCCTCCATGTTGGTGTTCGTAACACCATCGGGCAGCTTACCGCAGATAGCTTCACTCAGACGAACCCCCCTGCCGCCGGTGGCGGTTCCCATGCAACACAAGCCGCAGGTCTTCTGACCTCCGTGTTTGGTGTTCTCAGCGGTTCTATCGCCTTTACCCGTGGTGACGAGGGTTCCTCGTTCCATGGTGGTCCTACTGCTGCCGCAGATCGTGCTCACGCCGAGCGTGTTCTTGGCGTGTACATCAACAACGCTGTTGGTAACGCTTTCGAGAATCAGCCTGGTGTAGCCTCTAACCGTGGACCCTATGTGTCTGCTCAGGGTGCCTATGGCAATAAGCTCTACGAGAGCCGTGATATTGATGGTGGTGCCGCACTCGTTGTGGCCTACGCCCCCGGCGTGGAACTCGTAGCTTCGGCTAACGGATACCTCACCACTTCGGTGGATGCGGACCACGACCACACGGACGACACGGTCATCGGCATTTGTACCATCGCTCCCGATTCCAACTCTGATGAGTTGGTCTACGATCAGCGTATCTAATAGAAGGCAGGAGCAATAAAATGAGCAATACCGTAGACAATGCCGTCAAGCAAAAGATCATTAGCGACTATATCAAGACCCCTCAGGGTCGTGCTAAGTTAGCCGCTTCTATGACTCAGCCCCTCCGTCTTCGTAGAGACTACACCTCGGTCGGTCGTAAGACCTTCCTCGTGGAGCAGCTACCTGATGGTGCCTTGCCCATTTATGACAAAGACCCCGATGTGACGGCTTATGTGGTTGGTGAGGAGGGTCAGAACATCCTCGCCATCACCAAGCCTCGCCGCGTGATTTTCCCTCTGTTCGAGATCGCCTCGAACCCTGAGATTCCTTTGACTCAGATCAAAGAGCGTCGCTTCGATCTGATCGAGCGTGCTCAGGATTTGGCTCGTGCTCAGATTCAGGCTGCTGAGGATGAGCGTGTATTCGCTATCCTTGACGCTGTGGCGACACAGGGCTTCGACAGCCTCCCCGGTCAGACTAACGCTGACCTCCCCGTGATCGCTCCCCTCAACGGAGCCGTTCTTGCTGATGCCTTCGCTCTCATCGAGCGTCATGACCTTCGCGTAGCCCGCGTGTTCATGAACGCCCGCGATTATGCCGACATCAGAAAGTTCGGTCGTGACATCCTCGACATTGAGTCGCAGGCTGCCCTCCTCAAGACGGGTCTTCAGGCGACTCTTTGGGGTTCTCAGATCATCACGAGCCGTCTCGTGCCTGTCGGCACGGTGTATGTCTGCTGTGAGCCTGAGATGTTTGGTCGCATCCCTGTCCGCACCGAGCTGACCGTTCTCTCCGCTGACGACCCGAAGGCTCGCACCATCGGCTTCAGCGTGTTCGAGAACCTCGGCATTGGTGCCTACAACCCCCGTGGTCTTGCTCGCTTGACCGTCACTCGCTAATACGGGTGAGTTAGCCCGCCCATCTACGCGGTGGGCTAACTAGGGCTAGATGAAGCCTCACTTTCTTCAGGGAGTGGGGCTTCATCATTTATGGCGTTAATATTGGATACTTAAATGGGTAAAATGGGGAGACAAGGCATCCTATAGAGAGGGGCATTCAAATGGTCTTTACACAGAGAGAACTGCTAGAGATGGAGCTAGAGGCATACAATCGCATAATGGATAAATATGGGTTGATATTTATGGGGTTATGCGAGATTAAGGTTCCTACGGCAGGGGAATTGGAATTGATTGGATTTTTAAAAGAGAGATTAAATGCGTTGTATTCTGAGGTTAGTCCAATTTGTAAGAGATTAGATGCGATGCCTGTTGTAATAAATTGTACACTTCCTTACCTAGACTCCAAGTAGACTTTACGGATTGCTACTAGGATACAGTCTAGGATAAACCTGAGGTCTTTGTGTTCTTTTAGAACAAGGAAGAACAACTCCTCTTTGGTTGTGCTGATTAATAGTGTTAGGCGGATGCAATAGTTGAAGCACTCAAGGGAAGCAAAGAGGTTTTGATCATGTTTATGTGCGTACCATGTTTTGTTGGCTTCTGTGGTTAGGGGGATGAATCCACACTCCAAGAAGAGTACTTCAGATGCGGATTTGTATGTTTCGGGAGGTGCCGAGTATTCGGGTTTGACTTTACGGATTCCGTTATCTAGGTATGTTATTTCAGACATGGTGTCCCCAAATGTATTCAAGTCCCGCTTGGTCTTCAGGGAATAAGGGGGCATAGTGCAGGGGGTTCTTTTGGATAAGTTTTGAGCGATGACTTTGGTGTATGGGTTCATAACCCCACCAAGATGGTGGGGTGTAGTCATGGAAGCTCATGTCAAGAAACCGCTCCATCATAGTATCTTGGTAGCCGAGACTTATCCATTTACGGCACATTTCAAGACCATAAATGGATAAGAATCCTTCGTGTCCTTTCCACATGAGGACAGCAGGGTGTTTAGCCCATCCAATAGTCTTACTTGGTTGCTGAAGTGCCTTAAGTGTGGAGATGATTTGATATGTTTCGACTCGTTGTTTCCCAAGTCGTTTAATATCGAGGACGGAGGATATGGCATTTAGATCGGGATAAGGTACAAAAGTTTGCAAAGTAAATAATTTCTTTATGTAGGGAGTTAGTGTGAGCACATCATATTATAGGATAGGAGCGAAACATGATTTTATCCGTATTTTTGTGGTCGCTGTGGGTGATGCACACGCTGTGGGTAATGGTGTTAGCTGTGACCTTGACGGATATCCATTTAAGTGGTGGGGATAAGATAGTTTATGAGCCTGAAGTGTTATTAGCGTCTTTGTGTTTATACTTCGTGCATTGTTATTTATTTTGGGATAAGTCTTTCTAGGAAGCGATGTATTTGGTCTTTTCCGTCTTGGGTTTTGATGTACTTTTCAATATCAGGCAGATCGGATTCTTCACCAACTTCGCTCCAAAGACTATCCGATTTCTGCCAAACGAATCTATTGAGGGTGTGGGTCTTGAGTCCGATCCAAGAGAATATCTCAAGTAGGTGTGAGGCGACATCTTGTGCTTTGGCGTTATGCCCTGTTACAACCACACCACAGGTTTTATTGGATAGTGGATTTGTTTCACCATATACAGAGGCTCTGTTTTGGAGGGTGTTCATTCTTTCGATGATTTTCTGAAGGATAGCGGAGTGTGATCCCCATCGGACACTTGTGGCGAAGATAACCATATCGCACCAAGCGAGAGCGTCATAAATGATGCTCATTTCATCTTTTCCGTGATACTCTTCGGGTTTCTCGTGAGAGAGTTTATGAGCCCAACAGCGATATTTACCTGCTTCTTTGGACGCACATTGTCTTCCCCCGCTGGCATAACAACTCAGGTTATTTACAATATGTAGGTGAGCGGCATTTATGTGGTCAATGTAGTGTTTTCCCTTCTCGATACTCAGTTCCTTCTCGATAGTATCGAGGATAAATTTACTTGTTGATTTATCATCATGCGAAGTTGTGCTGATTAATAATACCTTCATATTGGATAGTCCTGAGGTGTGTGATGGTTCAAAGAGTAGTGTGTTACACTTTGGGGGATCAGACCCTAGAGGTATTCAATAATGGGTCTATCAAAATAAATGGCGAGTCATACTTATCCATAAGAGACTTTGAGTTTAAAAATCGAACAACCCTAGAGTCGGTTTATCCATTTTGGCTTGTGGTGAATATAAAGGAGATGTTGGGGTGGCGTTTACTGCATCTAAACAATGTCTATTATGAACAAGATGGAAACAAACACTACAGGTTGTCCGACTATCCAATTCCCTGTGCTAGACCTAAAGGTGCGAAAAAGGTTGATTGGGGCAGGCATCCATTCAACAAGTGATGTTGTTGTTTGTTTATCGAGGGGGGTCAAGATACTACTGATGGAGTTAGCGATGAACAGAACAGCAATGATAAGAAGAGTTGCTTCCCTTTACATGAAAGCGAACTTAAAGCCGACCAAGGTTCTTTTCGTAGAGGCTGTGGTGGACAATCCGAAGGATATTTTGGGGTGGTATGAAAACCTTAGGGCAAGAGAGGCAGGTGGAAAGACTCGACCTTTGCCTGATATATCAGAATGGAAAAAGATCGCTCATCATATGACCTTCGAGTTCTTAGGCGGGAAGGGGAATGCAGAGAGTCTAGTTCCCTATGGGTCAGTCATGGGTAAAGAGTTTGCACTTAAGATTGTAGGAGTGGCGTATGACGATACTTGTGTGGCAGTAGTTGTAGAGCCACCTTCTCAACTTAGGGGACTTGTTAAGAACAAACACCCTCACATCACACTAGCTGTGAATGGGGTTCAGGCATCGTACTCAAATACGCTGATTGAGACACAAGGATATGAGCCTGCCCGAGGTGCGGTACAAACGCGAATAGGATACAACAACGGCAAGTCAGACGAGTTTATCCTTCCTCATGATTTCCCTGCGGGAGCTCGTTATCTCGAAGGTGAGTATTAATGAGAGAAAGAGTAGCCGCATTCATATTTGCTTTTATATCCATTTTGTTATTGGTGTTTGTGGCGAATTTTACTTCTCAGGTTGAGGTTGACCTACTTGTGTGTAGTGACGACAGGGGTTTGGTGTTTGTGGGTTCTTTAGAAGTGTATGTTTCCTACAGAGGCAAGGGTTTTTTACCTGAGGTTCATGGATGCGAGTCGCGGCGGGTTACAATGAAAGAATGGGGGCTGATGGGGAACCATCTACGCACATCCAAGTAAGGGTTCTATAAGATAGGGCGGAGGTGGACGAAGATGAGTAAGAGATCGGATCGGATAAAAGAGAAGATACCTCTATTAAGTGTATTAGCCTATTATGGTTATGATGTAGGATCATCGCAGGATAGGGAGTATCAGTTTCGGTGTGACCTGCATGGAGACGGATCGGATAACGCACCAAGTGCGAGAGTTTATCCGTCTACGAACACATGGTATTGTTTTGCCTGTGGCAAGATAAGAGATGCCATATCTACGGTGATGGAGAAAGAGGGACTAGACTTCTCTAATGCGTGTAGGGCATTGGAGTTGAAGTACAACCTTCCCATTTGGACTTGGAAAGATACAGACCCCTACGAAGAAGCAGAGAGTAAGACACGAGAAACATCTGATTTGGATCACCTAAAGAAACGGATAAATTCTAAGTTATCTGAAGCGATTAAGGCTAGGTCTTTATCCTTGGAACAAAGCCTGCGTTTTTGGGAGGCTTATTCTATGCTAGACATATTGGATAACTCGACAGAGAGTCAATGGATGAAGCTGTACTATTCAATACAGGGGGCTACGGCTCTCAGTACATAAGGGAGCTAATAATGGATACTCAGCCCGATGTCGTTTTGGATATGTTGAGAGAGTTGTTGACCTCGCTGTTAGGTTCAGATGCTTCCGATGAACAGATCATTAGATTTTGGTTTGTGCTTGGAGGATATATAGGGATAAGGCAAATCTTCCCCCACCTGAAGATAGTGGTGACTCCAAATGATAAACCAAGTGGTAAAGAAGAAGACCTTGCGGTTGTCTTGCTCATAGGTAGTCCATCTGAAGCACTAGTCGAAGTGCTTGCAGGGGATTCCGTCATGAAAGAAAAGGTGATGGAGATAGTCTTAGATGACTACAGAGCCAATAGAGCAAAATACATATGATGTATCGTAAAGACGGAATGGTCTTCATAACCTTTACGGATATCCGTTGGCAGAACCCCAAGTTTGCACGGATACTTCCTACAGATACGACTTGGGGCATTTATGAGCCTCTTTCCCGAGACCCCCTATGGGAAAAACTACTGCCACCTGTGAAACTAGAAATATTGGATAGAGCACACAGAGGGGACTGCACACCTTTGATGAACTCAGGCGTGAGAGAACCAATCGGTTGTCTTAAGTTGTTGTCGATACCGAAAGATTGTGCCGATAAGAAATCGTGTCTAACGCACAACCCCTCTAAGTGCCTGATTGGTGCAAGAGACCTGCCTGATTGTTTCATACCCCAAACAGAAGCGTTATCCAAAGCCCTTATACACGCTTGGTCTGAGGGATATAGGATAGTGAGGGAGGAATAGATAATAGGGCGTTTATATCTTATTCGCGTTATGTCAGACTACATCAGAAAGGTCGTGCATCATGAGAACTCTTCGTAGCCTCCCTACATCACGCAGGGTTTACGCAAATCAGATTGAGGATTCTAGCTCGACCCCTTACCTGAATGAGAACAAAGAATACTTTGGTGATCTCACGGTGGTCGAAAACCACATTTACTTTTATCAGGAGGTCACGCCCAAATCCATTATGGAGCTAGGTATCGCAATAAAGTCTATCGAACAACAACTCATAAACCTCGCCACCAACCTTGAACTTCAACAAATCTCCCCCATCCACTTACATCTAAACTCAGGCGGTGGATGTGTCTTCAGCGGATTAGCTGGAGCAGGTCATATCCTTAACTCACAAATCCCCGTATTCACCTATGTGGAAGGAAGTGCCGCTAGTGCCGCTACTATCCTTTCTTGTGTCGGTGCCAAGAGACATATAACCGAGCACAGCTTCATGCTCATACATCAGATCAGCACGGGAGTGTGGGGGACTTATGAGAATCTAAAAGACGAAAAGGAGTCTATGGACTCGCTTATGGAGATGATTAATGGCATCTACCTTAAGCACACCAACCTTAAGAAGAAAAACCTAAAAGATCTCCTTAAGCGTGACCTTTGGATCACCCCTCAGCAATGCCTTGAGCTAGGTCTTGTTGACGAGGTTATCCAATTCGAGCGTACCTAACTCACTTCACCATCGAGTAAGTCCCCACACGGATGTTAACCCACTCGTCAAACCAAAGACGATTCTTGATGAGGTTCTTAATCTGCGTGGTGGTGTCCGACCAATTCGCGGGGGGAATCATGGACTTGGACTTGACGAGTCCACGGACATAGGTGTTCCCATTCTCATCGTGGAGAACACCAAGTACCTCCGTCTCGTGAAGAACGAGCTTCTTCTTGCGGGGGTTGCCATTAGGGCTGAGGCTGTCGCTGAGGCTAGTGTGGAGACCCACACACACATCGCCGCCTTGACCATAGACGGAAGCCCAAACATCAGCCTTTGTGGCTCCCTTGATCTCAGCTTGGATCAGATTGGTCGCCTGATCGAGGTTGTTGTTCTCAAGCCAGGTGGTGAGCTTGGCGAAGTTAGCGTTAAGGACATCGCGGTAAGCCACCGAGGGGTCGATGATGTAGGTGGCGTTGTGGGTGAGGGCTTGGATCAGCATCGGACACTCCATCGAGTGGGGGGGAAGGGTTGGTTTTTCCACTCGGCTACTCTACTAATAAGGCTAGAACAGGGTTGGGATACTCTAAAACACAAAGGGAGATGCTGAGTGACAGAAGGTTATCCATTAAGGGAATAAACCGCTTTCCTATACTTTGAGGAATCCTGCACCCGCTCAGGTGGCGAATGTAAAACGGATAATATCCAACCCAAACTATCCATTATTAATGGCGTGCGAGATAACCCCATCTAAGGATAAAAGATGCCAGCTGAACTTATTGGAGCCGATCTGAGGGGGGAGAACCTGACAGGGGTTGACCTCAAGGGGGCTAACTTGACAGGGGCTGATCTTAGGGGGGCAGACCTATCGGGGGCTGACCTTAGGGAGGCAGTTCTCACATGGTCAAAAATGGTTGGAGTCACCCTTAGGGGGATCAACCTTGAAGGAGCTGATCTCAGTTGGACTAATCTCTCGGAGGCTGATCTTAGGGGGGCTAATCTTATCAAGGCTGACCTATCGGGTGTTAACTTAAAGGGGTCGAACCTAGAGAGGGCTAATCTAGGGGGGGCGAACCTGATAGGGGCACATCTCGAAGAAACGGAACTTTGGAATGCTAATCTCTCAGGGGCTGACCTTACAGGGGCGAACCTCTCGGGGGCTAATCTCATAAAGACTGACCTATCGGGGGCGAACCTCAAGGGGGCAAACCTAGAGAGAGCGAATCTAACGGAGGCTAACCTAGAGGGGGCTAACTTGACAGGGGCTAATCTATATGGGGCTGACCTATCGGGGGCGAACCTCAAGGAGGTAGACCTTACAGGGGCGAACCTAGAGATGGCTAACCTCAGAGTCACTAGCCTATGGAGGGCTAGCCTATGGAGGGCTGACCTCAAGGGGGCTAACCTCAAG